CTTATTAACAGTAAGCTCAAAGACCTGGTTGATGCCGCCTCGGCATCAGTTGCAGCACAGACTCAGGCGACAACGCCAAAGCCAACGCTAGTAAAATGATCGAGCCAATCAAACTTGATTTTGGACGCGAGGCGGAGGAACGATTTAAAAAGTTCCTCCGCACCCGCATTTTGCAAACCAAAGCTGGTCTGCAAGACCTCCATGAGAATCGTTTGCCTGCGATGCGTAGGGTTTATAAAGCGATTCCTTTGGAGAAGGTTCGTGAATTTCCGTTTCATAACGCTAGTAATATTGTTATCCCTGTTGTGGCCATTTATGCAGACACCCTCCTGAGCCGGATAATGGCTGCGATCTTTAAGACAATGCCGATTTGGGTTCTCAAAAGCTACGGCTCGCATACAGCAGCCGAGGCCGCTGAACGAGATTTGCAGCGTAAGGCTCTTGAGGATGCCCTTCAATATTATGGCATCGAGCCGTCAGAGCTTGACTTGTATCGGGTTTATAACGAGTGGCTTGGCTGCACCATTCGTTACGGAACTGACATAGTTAAGGTTCCGTGGGAGACTCAGGTTGAGTCTTTCAAAACGCCTGCTGGTGATGGCAACGGCAAGTACGAAGATGTCGATGAGGTCATCTATGATGGCCCCCGCCCCGAGCGTATCCAACTCGACGATTTCTTTGTTTCTCCAAACATCTCCTCCCTTGCAACCTGTGATTTCAAAGCCCACCGACGGCGAATGGAGAAGTGGGAACTTGAAGAAAAGCGCTTTCGCCAAATCTACGATGCGTCGAAGGTTGATTTAATAATCAAATCACCATCGCGTCAGTCTCCGACTTCCTCTGAACAAGAACAACAAACCGACTCAGGTGCTATGACTGCTCAGGGTTATGGCTATGCCGAGTGGGATATTTGGGAATGTTGGTGCCGTTATCGCATTGGTACAAGGCTTTACCGTGTGGTAGCGAGTTACCATCTTGAAACTGATACCCTTGTTCGGGCGTTTTATACCTATTATCCCGAGGATATATTTGTTGCCGCAAGGCTGTTCTTTGAAGATGGCATGTTCTTTGGGATGGGCTTCTGCGAGGCGCTTGGACAGTTTCAGGAAGAAATCACTACGATTCACAACCAACGACGCGATGCGATTACCGTTGCGAATTGTAATCTAATGCGGGTTTCACCGGATAGCAAGTTGAACGCTGGGTATCGTATCTTCCCAGGCGCAACGATTCCGGCTGAGAAAGACGAGATTGAACCGCTTAAGTTTGGTGAACCATCACAGATGACCATTGAGGAAGAGCGGATGTCTTTCGATCTTGCAGAACGGAGAGCAGGTGTTTCACAGCCGTTGCAAGGTATGGGTTCTGGTTCGTTTAATAAGAAAGGTAATTATTCCGCGATGGGCACTTTGTCGGTGATGCAGGAAGGAAATAATCGTACCGATTTGAATATCACCGACATGCGTTACGCGCACGCGAGGCTTGGGCGTATCGTAGCTCGGCAGATGGCGGAATTCAAAAACACCCCCGATGCTTATGGTATGTTTGGGATAAAGGCCGAGCGTATTGTGGCTGCGTTGAAAGCTTTGCGTAGCGGTACTCTCGCCTTACCTATCCAGGCATCTAACGCTAGTATCAACCGAGAGGTTGAGAAGCAAAACGATCTAATGTTGTCGAATGTCGCCAGCAGACATTATGGAATGATTACCCAGATGTTGCAGGCGTCTGCGCAGCAGATGATACCGCCAGAGGTTAAGACATACCTCAAGGACGCTATCAAGGCTGCGAATCAGTTAATGACCGATGTTTTCCAGCATTTCAATTATGACGAGCCTGAAAGGCTCGTACCGGAGCCACATTCAGATGAACCAGGACAACAGCAGCAAGTCCCTTCTTTACAGGGAGCACAGCCAAATCCGCAGGCTCCTCAGCAGCCCGGAGGCGACAACGTTCTTAGCATGGCTGAAAGAACGCCAATCGCATTACCTAGCGGTGCTTCGGGTATGCAGCAGCCTTGAGGAAATAAGAAAGGCGCAAGGCTCACTTGAGGCCATTGAGAAGATTCTTGGATTACCAGATGAGCTAAGGCAATACTCGGAAGATATAAGGTCTGGTAAAATTAAAAAGGAGGAGTGACCCAGATGGGATTATTTGGAGCTAAGAGGGAAGAAGATTTGCCGGAGGAGCTTCGTGGGTTAACAGCCGCGCAGGTTCTTGAAAAGATCAATGTAGGAAGGCAAGCCCTTGACTTGGCCAAAGCTCAAGAAGCGGAGCTTGCTACGCTAAAAGCGGGCGATGCAACGACGAAATCAGAGCTTGCTCAAACCCGCGAGGCGTTGGCTGCGTTGAACGCCGCGAATCGAAAACCTGTGGTGGAGAACAACAATCAACCTCAGCGTTTGTTCGTTACCGACGAGGAAGAAGATGCCTTTAACACTCGTTTGAATAACGAACTCGCGCCCTTGCGAGCGGGCTTGATGTTTAACAGCGCCATGCTTGCGCGGCAAGCCGCTGAGCATAACATCGCCAAGAACCGTCGTGATTCGATTATCCTTGGCAAGTACCGCAACGAAGTTGAGGAGCTTTTCAAGCGGGTGCCAGCACAGAATCAGGTGTTCTCCGACGCGTTTGAGAATTGCTTCGCGTTGGTAAAAGCCAAGCACATGGACGAAATCATGGAAGCGATTCAAAAGAACGATGTTTTATTCACTGAACCGGCGGGGCCAAGCGGCGTTCGTCCAGACGATAACGCCCGTAAGGATACTCTATCACCTGATGAGTCCTCGATCGCCAGGCGGATGGGTATTAGCGACGTTGATTGGACAAAATCTCGCAAAGAGGCGGTGGTTTATGGACGTTAATAAACCAATAACACCAGCATTGACAACAGCGAATCTTCCGAAACCCCCAATCGAGCCACCGGTTGAGGGTGGTTCAAGGGATGAGTTTGCGGGCATACGAGCAAAACCACTTTTCGGCAGTGATCCAACCACTGTCGTTTCGCTGAATCCGTCTTTGTCGTTTCGATGGGTCAATCGACTCGCCAAGGACGGTCTTTCAGCGACCCAGTGGGAAGCGCGTGGTATGCGTTACGCAGCGGCAACGGATGCCAAATGCCCTCATGCGTTGTTTCGGGACGGTCGTTTCATCTACGGCGATCTTATATTGATGTGCATGCCGCGGACGGATTATCTCGGCGCGTTGAAACACAACGACGAAACGGCGCGTAGGCGTGTGGCTCACGCTAACCAGCTTCGTGCTGGCAAGGCGATGTTGCAGGAGGAAGTTAATGCCGGCAAAGGTTCGGCCATACATAAACGCCCAGGTCTTTTCCAGGTATTTACACCCGGCCAATCGGAATCTGGTATCCCCGAGGCCGGCCCAGACTCGTAGTTATTCTCAGAGTAGTTGACCCGAATCCTAATAGGAGGTAAATATGGCGAGTGCTTTGATTTATGCAATTCGAACGGTTTCGGGCAATCAACCTGTGGTTGACCGAATCATTGAAAAGAACGCTCAGACTTTTGTATTGGGCGTTCCTGTTCAGATCGACGCAGGGACGGGAGCCATCAAAGAATGGGATGGCGCAACGCTTCCGGGTATCGCAGGCTTCTCGAAAGCCGCAGGCGCGAACCTTACCACTACTGGTACGGCTCAAACCTTAACCTTTGGCGTGGTGCCTTTCCAATCTTCAGGGGTTAACATCCCTCGCGGCGCGCCTTTCAACGACGGTAAAACGCCGTTTGAAGCAGCTGCACCGGATACGGTATTCTACGGGCAGATCAATCCAACCGTCCAAGTATTGCTTGCAACTGACGTGGGTAAGTCCTATGGCTTAACCAAGGACACCGACGGACATTGGTTCGTTGATAAAACCAAAGTCGGCGCTTCTGCCGCGGTGAAGATCATCGAGCTTGACCAGAACGACATCCTTCGCGGTGTGCATTTCCAAGTGTTGTCAACAGCAGCTAGTCTGACCACCTAGCCAGTGAGCTTTACCTTCGGTTAACCCGAAGGAATCTTAGAGAGGAGGAAGCAACATGACGATGATGCGTGAGGGCTTTGCCCAACTCATGGCTCCTGGCCTACATCACACGTTCGTTCATTGGATTGATTTGAAACAGCGTGAGGAAGAATACACTCATCTGTTTCACGTCGAAACATCGGACAAAGCTTTTGAGGACGAGGTGGAATTTGCAGGCTTGCCGCCAATGATTCAGAAGGACGAAGCCACGTCGGTTCAGTACAACGATGCCATACAAGGTGGCACCGTGCGGTATAATATGTTCACCTTCGCTTTGGGTGTGCGAAGCTCGTTTGAGCTTTATGAAGATGACCAGTACGGTATCATTATGCAAGTGCCAAAAGCACTTGCCCGTAGCGGTCACTTCACACTCGAACAGCGATCGGCGAACATATTAAACAACGGCTTCTCATCGACAGGTACTTTGACCACCGATGGTTTGAGCCTGTTCAACAACCAACACCCGCTGCTTGGCGGCCCTGGCGCCACTAACATCGGGCCGGGCCTGACTAACGTGATCGGTGCCGCTGGCACTTATCCGAATCGTCCGTCAACCGATCTTGATCTCTCGGTTACCGCTTTGCAATTGATGATAAATCAATTCGAGCGGTTGGTCGATAGCCAAGGTTTGCCGATTGTTCTCAAGCCGAAATTGATCGTGATCCCGCCTGAGCTTCAGTTTATCGCTTCTGAAATCCTGGGCTCCGCTCACAAGCCGTATACCGCCGACAACGAAATCAATGCGCTTTTGTCGCAAGATTTGAATTTCTTCGTCGGCCACTACTTCACCTCGCAGAGCGCGTGGTTTGCCCTGTGCGACAAGGACCAACACCAAATGAAGGTGTTCATGCGTCGGAAGATGGACACCAAATTCAGCGACGACTTTGATACCTTGAGTGTCAAAGAAATCGCCTTCTGGCGTGGTGGTTTCGGCGCCACTTCATGGATGGGAACATGGGGCAGCAACGGCCCTTAGGGTAGTCAAAATCTAAAAAGGGAGGTTTTCTTATGCCGGATATTGTTGATATTGCCAGCAGGACACCGAATTACTCGGTGACGGATACAAAAAACCCGCATCTCAACGGGGCCTACAGGTTCCTCGCTGAGTGCTCGCTTTGCCACGCGCAGGTGCGTGGGCCATCAGTTGATGTCGGTGACATCATGGTGGAGCATTTGAAAGACAGGCATTTCGCGGATGCGGTGGCTACGCCGGACTCGGCGCATCCGCAGCAACCGTTGGTGGTGGAGGAGCCGGTAAAGACTTTTGTAATTGTTCCGCCGGCTGCAAAACCACCGATTGCAGTACCACCTGTACCACCGGTGGTGGGTTCGTAGTTCGGAGAATTGACCCACAAATTCAATTTGGAGGTTATTCGGATGAAGAAGCTTTTGGCTTTGCTCATGCTTTCCCTATGCTTCGCAGCAGCACCTGCGCAAGCGCAGTTCAATGGTACGTTGACCCAATCAAATACGTTGATTGCAACTGGCGTTAGCGGCCCGATGGCAACTGGTAACGTCACGACCACGTCGTTGAACGTTGGGCTTTATCAGCTAACGTGGTGGGGGCAGGGCACCGTTTCGACCTGCACTATCGGCGTTGAGGTTGCCAGCACCTCGGGTGGTTCTTACTCCGGCGCAGGAAACACTCAGACCTGTACTAGCAACGGCTCTTACTCGTTTTTCCTTGCGCCAGCTTCTACTAACGCTTATGTGCATGTGAACCTAAGCGTGCTCAGCGGCGCTGGTGCTACCATTAACTATACCCTGAACGCTTTTCAGGGTACACCAGTGGCTGGTACTGGTGTGCTAGGAACAACCATCACTGATGGTATGGTGTTTATTCCTGCCACTCAAGCTGGTTGTTTTGTCACTCCAACTACGCTAACACAAACCCTTACCACTGTTCGGGCGGCGTTAAATAACACCGTAATGAACTCAACCACCAACGCTGCCGCTGGAAGTGAGGAATGGGATTGTGATATTACCTCAGCCCTTGCTTCTCGTACGACCGCTTTGAAAGGCGTCACAATTACCGCGATCAATGAGTTCTATGGTACTCAAGCCGCCACGGCAACCTCTCTTGCTAACGCAACCTATGACACAGTTACCTACCCAGCGGTAGGTGGCGCAGCCTCGGGCACCGTAAGTTCTATTCTTCCCGCAACTGTGACTCCTGGTATGTCACACAGCACTCCAACCGCAACCACCTCTGGTCAGTGTGTGAATGAGGGTAACGTTCTAACTACCCCTCTGCAACTCACGGCCGCTATTGCTAGGATAACCTACTCACAGGTGTTTTCGCAAACTGCGGCATCAGCCATGACCATTCAGCTTTGTGGGTTCCAAGTGTTGTTTACTTACACCAACTAACGCAGGGCTTTACAAAGTCCTAGCAACCGCGAGCCGGCGCAGGCATTAACCGGCGGGGGGACTTATGAGAACACAAGGCGTTTTTTACGCTGATACACCGCATCAGGGGGGCTTCTTTATACATGGAGCCTCCCAGCTACAAACTGATTCTGCGAATCTTGCTATTGCCAGGAACGCCATCGGCGATTGGTCATTAAATCGCACCGCGACTGGCGCTGAGACCTATCACGTTCTTCTCCAGCTTGATGAACTGAAACGGCTTATTGAGGTTTCGACAACCCCAATGCCGTTCCAAGAACAATTTGGTAAAAGTGCTGGCACTTCGGGCTGGCCAGCAGGCACGCCTGGATTGCCGCCGTTTACCGGCGCTTCGCAATTAACCCCGCCAACTCAAGACGTCCCAAAGGGTTTACGAATCCTTTCTGTCTGGGTAGCTTATCAGGTTGGTGTTGTTGACTTGACGAGTGCCACTATCGGCGTTTCACGAACGGGTTTTGGCAATAACCTTGCAAACGTTATAACACCAGTGCTTGCGGCGACAGCTATCGCAAAGACTGCTGCCGGCGACGCGACTGGTCCATATCTTTCCGAGGTTGCTATTGCTGCTCCGGTGTTTGAGAATCTTGATTCATCGGACATTTTAATCGAAGCCACGTTTGTGATGGCCAATACCGGCACTCTCCGAGTGTACGCGATTGGCTTTGACTGTGATTTTAACTACAACTAATGGCAGTAGCGCCACGCAAAATCGTTGGGATTCGAGGCGACCCGTGGTCGCGCTGTGACCGCTGTGGTTGTGACTACCGCCTAAGCGAGCTTTCGATGCAAAATGGTCAGCTGCTTTGCCGTAGTGATTTTGATAACCCAGAGGCGTTTCATCGGGACGAAACGATTGCACAGGTGATTTCTTCGTCCCCCGATGAGATGCGTAATGTGACCGCCGAAAAGCGTAGTGAATCGGCACAAGAGGATTATTCGTAATGAAAACGTTGATTGATTTAATCTGGGCGCATCAGGTTATCTCTGGATGGATAGCTTGCGGAGCCGTTACGATTGTTTCCAGTTCGATGCCTACACCGTCGCCCACTGATGGGAAGTCATACGTTATAGCGTTTAACATTCTGCATCAGATTACAGGGATATTCGGACGTCTGCCGTGGTATCGTTCGTTCTTTGGGCTACAAGAGAATCCCACAACGCTTGCGGGAATCGCTGCGAAAGAGGATGCGATAGCGATTGACCCACATACTCAGGGAACTTCTCAGGCCCCAGGGGTGAAACCATAATGCCCGAATGGATTTGGCCAACGGTAGTATCGGTGCTGGTTGCGTCGCTAGGTGCGGCGTCTGCCATGCTGTTGAGAATGGGCGGAAGAATACGCGACCTAGAGTTAGACATGGTGGCCGTGAAGCTTAAGGGCGAGCCTTATTGGGCCGTCGCGCAGCAAATTCTATCCAAGAAACTGACCCACAAAGGGCATCCGAGAGTTGACGAGCTTCTGGTTCGACTAAATGCCCTAACCATCACTCAAGCCGAAAAGATTGAATTAAAGAATCTGCTGAATGAACGGCTCACTGATTTTACCGGAGAAATCACAGCAGACGAAAGAGCTTGCATTCCGCACTTCCTTTGGATCATGGACCAGGTTATATTGGAGAAAGAATCGGCCACCCTAAATCTGACCGACACGGCAATCATCGCGCTGTTCGGAATCTCGTCGGCATTGGGCAATGCCTTGAGAAATTGGAGGTAACAAACATGCATATAAATTGCAGAATGACGGGAAGTTCTCGTAAAAGCGTCGGGGCTTCGTATGTCTGGTTTTATAAGTATGGATTCGGAATCTGGATCTGGCGTTTGCTGTTCGGATTCGGGCATGACACAAGATCAAGGGCGCTGTATCGCGGCAATGACGCCGCTTAAAAAGGAGAGTAACATGAAAACCATTTTGAAAGTCTTCACCGCTGTGTTACTATTCTCGACGGGCGCACAAGCCGGGCAAGCTCAAAGGCCGAGCGAACGAGCGAAAGCCGATCTTGCTGACACGAAGGCGACGGCGCGTGTAGCCGAGGCCAAGCAACTTTTACAGGAAAGAGTGAAGGCTGAAGTGCGAATTAAAGAAATCGACGCACGCTTGGCGGCGCTCGATGCTGGTGCGGAGCCTAATTCCTGCTGGGTCATTACGGTTCCGCCTTCCTGTTGCAGTGCGGCAGCACCAATCTTTCAGTGGATGATCACCACCCCAACCTACAACTATTGTGGGTGTGGGACTCCTTATACGTCTTGCTGCACCAGCGGCACGATTACACTTGGTAGCACGCCGATCATTATGCTTAATTGACGGAAGTAAAGGAGGCTACATGAAAATCATGTTGTCGGTTGTAGCAGTCATACTACTGTTGTGTACGTTCCTGAAAGCCGGGGCCATCCGGTACGCTGGCCGCAAGACGGCGAACGGTGCTAAGGCCGTGGGACGTGCCACAAGCAAGGGCGCGGTCAAGGTAGGGCACGGCGCGAAACGAGTTTGGAAGGCGGTGTGGTGATGTTAGGCACAATTTTGGTTGTGGTGTTAATTTTGATGCTGATCGGTGCGCTACCACAGTGGCCGCATCAGGGGTGTGGTTATGGCTGGGCACCCAGCGGCGGCTTGGGGCTGGTTGTGCTGATCTTGGTTATCTTGCTATTGCTTGGCCGTTTGTAAAGGGGAACTATGGAAGCACCAACACCGTACGCAAGGATTCTAGCGGCTCTGTGCGTCTGGCGCGAGGCCAGAGGCGAATCATCCGATGCCAAGCTAGGGGTGGCATGGGTGCTTCGTAATCGGGCTGAGCGTCCTACTTGGTGGGGGACTGACTTGGTTCTATGTATACTCAAGCCATTTCAATTTTCATCGTTTAATCATGGCGACCCAAATTCATATAGGTTTCCAACGGAGACTGACAACTCATGGCAAGCCAGTCTGGATGCCGTCGATGCGATGCTAGTAAGTCAGACCGACCCTACTAGAAAGGCCACCAGCTATTTCGATCGGTCATTAGATTTTGATCCGCCGAAGTGGGCCACAGATGGCTCGAACGTTAAGACAGTGGAATTGGGCGCACTAAGGTTCTATAAACGGGTTGCTGATTAACAAAAGGGTTTGGTAATGAAGTTTTTCTTCATCTCCGAGGGTGGTGACGGCGTTGGGCTCGCGCTTCGTATTCAGCAAGAAGGTAATGAGGTTTGCTGCTGGATTAAAGACGACGATGCTTCACACCGTGGCGACGGCCTCGTGCCAAAGTCTGGAGACTTCGACGCTCCGTTTGATATTGACCGTGATACGATTATTGTGGCTGATTGTACTGGCAACGGTCAAATTTGTGACGCGCTTCGGAAGTCGGGATATCCCGTGATTGGTGGATGTGCGTTGGCTGATCGACTTGAAATGGACCGAAGCTTTGCGAGGGAGGTAATGATTGACGCGGGTATCAAAGTCCCGCCTAGCCAAAGCTTTAGTGATTGGGATACCGCGGCGGAATTTGTCCAGAATAACGATGATGAAATCCGTTTGGTGTTCAAACCAAGCGGCGGAATGAGCGGCGTGTTGCCAAGTTACGTTTCCGCCGACAACGAAGATATGCTGCAAATGCTTGAGTATTACCGGATTAAAACTCACGGTGATGCGAACTTCGAGCTACAAGAATTCAAAGAAGGAATCGCCGTTTCAACCGAAGGTTGGTTTGATGGGGATAAATTCTTATCCCCGTTCAACCACACGATTGAACGCAAACAGTTGATGAATAACGATCTTGGGCCGTCAGGGGGCTGTACCGGCAACGTCGTATGGGTCAACGATGTTGTGGTCAGCGAACTGATGGCCCTAACTCAACTTTTACATACCCACGGGTATGTTGGGCCGATTGATTTAAACGCTGTGATTAACGAGGAGGGTTTATGGGGATTGGAGTTCACTCCGAGGTTTGGCTATGACGCGACACCAACCGCCCTCTTCGAACTTGTTGACGGTGGAGTTGGACGATTCCTTTCTGATGTATCAAAAGGGCAGGCGGAGCCGAGGATGCCCTTTAGGGAAGGCTTTGCCGCCGGAGTTAGGGTCACTACTGCGCCGTGGCCATCAGAACAATATCCTGGACCTGAGGGGATTCCGGTGCGGGGACTTCGTGATGGTGACTGGGAGCACTTCTATATCTACGATATTAAACGACAAGAAGGAGATTACGTTACCAGTCAGGGATATGGCATAGTAGGTATAGCGACTGGCTATGGCGATAGCGTTGACAAAGCGTTTGATGGGCCGTATCGAATAGTTGAAAAGTTAAAGCTCCCTGATAAGCAATATCGAACCGATCTAAGCGAAGTTTGTTCTAAAGATATCGAAAATTTGAGCGGCTCGTAGCCGTCGAGGCGTAGCCAATGGCTTTTACAAACCAGTGGAATTCAGCGCAACCGTTAGATTCGCAACAGGCGAATCAGCTTGGGTTAGACCTCCGGTCTCTTAAAACTGATATTCAAGAGCGCATGGCGCAGTTTGCGTCTGGTACTTTGGGGAACATCCCTGTGCCGGAGGGTGTGTTTGGCAACGGCAATAACGGAGTTTTGTACTTTGCAACCGATCAGAAGAAGTTCTACCAATGGAGCGGCGCAGCCTGGGTTGAGGCGGCTTGTTGGCAGACATTTACAGACTTAACGGTTGCTCCGATTGTAAACCCTGGGGTTGAGACAACGGTTAATACGATAACGATTCCAGCGGCTTTTATGGTTGCAGGCTACTCCGTAGAAGTATTTGCTTTGATTGCCGCGGCTGGTGTTACCGCAAACGATAATATCAATCTTTATGTAAACGGTGTGAAGGTGAGTAACCAAACGTTGGTTGGTAATGCTTTGCCGTTTTACACTTTTGAAGGTCATGGACTTGTTTTAACCAATATTTTGATGAGCTTCGTTTCAACTGCGAATGTTGGATTTAATTTCGTTGGCGGCTCCGCAACCCCGTTCGCGCAGCCGGGTCAAATCGCCATCAATGTCGCTAATCAAATTATTGTGAAAACAACCATAGGAGCTAACGCTAATTGCACATATACGCCGGGTGGTTTGTACGTTAAGGTTCATCGTTAATGCCACAAGCAACCACAGATCGCATTGAAAAACAAGAGCTTCCAGAACTCTCGTTTCATGGGCCGTTTGGTGGTATCCAAAGCGAGCTTTCTGCGGATGTGATTGAGAATCTTGGCTTCGCTGATTGTGTGAATATGATTCTCCGTAAGGGCCTAGCGCAGGTTAGACCCGGTTATACAGCGCTGGCTTCGCCGGATGGCGCTAACCCAATTCTTGGAATCAACGATTTCTTTGATACTCTTGGAGTACGTCACCAGGTTGGGATAACCAAGAGTAGTTTGTTCCCATGGGATGGGAGCAACTGGACGCAGCTTATCGGAGCGTTAACCGGTGGGGCTGGTATGTTGTTTAGTAGTACGGTTGTCAACGGCAAATTTTTGTTTTCCCAAGGCACTGACGCGGTTCAGATGTGGGATGGAATGGCTAATAACTTCGGGCCAGTTAGCCCAAACGCGGTTCCAGCCTTTCACATGATGGAACTTGTTCAGTCGTTGTTGGTTGCTAATACTGTTGAGAATGGTATTCCATACCCTCAACGAGTACGGTGGACTGGTCCTGGCGACCCAACGGATTGGACTAGTTTTGCCGCTGGTAAGACTGATATTTTAAGTGATCTTGGGCCGATCACTGGTTGTGGTAAGATTTATCAACAAGGTTATCTTGCGCATTTTGGTGGGCTAACACAAGTTGTGCCAACGGGTATTGGCACAGCCCCATTTAATTTTGTGCCTTTCGGCTCGCGTGGTAAAGGTAATATCTTTCCATGGAGCTGGGCTAACTACGGCGAAGAAGGCTCGGCCTATATTGGCTTTGAGGATGTGTTCTTCTTTAATGGTACTGACTCCGAACCGATTGGTTCACGAACTATTGATGGCAGCCGTCAAGTTGGTGCTCGTACAAGCATCATGGCTGAATTAGCAAACTCCAAACCATCTCAAATCTCCGGCTTTATTTCAAGCGATTGTAACGGTAATGATTACAAGGCCTATTGGATTGTTATACCTCAAGGCTCGACTTGGGTTTATAACTTTAAAGAGGCTAACTGGAGCCGGTTTGTTTTCGATAAAACGCCGTCGGTGGTTGGACGATTTTATAACCCGCGAGCGATTCGGATTGCAGATTTGAAGGGGCAAATCTCTCAACAACAATGGACTCCAGTAACGCAGGCATCTACGAAAGTGTACGATGATTTACTTATCGGCTTTGGTGATGGCACGCCTGGGGTGGTAGACTTCACAAATTATTCAGAATCAAATTGGTTCATCACAAGCGGTCAGCTTTGCATGGGTGATCGCCGTCATAATAAAGATGTTACCCGTTTTCGTTTGGTTTACAAAGACATTGCTGCGTCGATTCTTTTTACGATTTCTATTACCAATGAACAAGGCCGAACCGAGACAAAGCAGTTCGCACTTGGCGGTAACACCGGGCTTGTGCTTGAGAAGGTTATCCCGTTCCATATCTCCGGGCTTTTTCTAACCTATTCAATAAGTGGCAACGCCGGAACGGTTGCAAGCTTTGTAGAGTTCGCGCCGATTTACGTAACCGGCGGTGAGGTCAAGACAAACTAATGCCTCATATCGCTCCAACAACCGAACGTCAGTTACAATCAGGCGATCCGTTATCGGCGATTAAAACCATACGCAAGTCGTATGAACAACTTGCGTCCGTCTTTAACGGACGCATTGCCTTCGGCAACCCAACCTCCGGTGCGGATAATCTTGATGGTAAATGGGTGACGGTGATAACGCCGGTGGGGTTTGATCATGATTTTACCGTTAAGCATAATCTCGGGCGTTTGCCAGTAGGCTATTTGCCTATGTCAAAAAGCTCGCCTTGTGATATTTACACCGGCAGTGTACCAGCAACTAAGACCGATATTACTCTACGGGCTACTATTGGTAGGGTAACGGTGGTATTATTTATACTATGAACGATTACGATTAAGGAGCCTCGCTATGGCCAATGATATATCAGCACGACAATGGAAGCTTGACACACCCGCTGCGACGGTTATCGCCAACTGGAATATCAAAGTCAAACAGTTTGAGTTTTTCGATTTCAACGGGAACGCCGATCTTGTTAAGATAACCGATCAAAACGGAAAGATCGTTTGGGATGGGCATGGTTCCGCGGATGGCGCGCCGGTAAGGTCGGGGACTGTTGGTTGGGTTAATGGGTTGATTATGCCAGTATTGACGTCTGGCAAATTGATGGTTTACACGGAGTAGCTTGCTATGCGAAAACTAACGTTTTGTTTCATTGCCGTTTTGTTGCTGTTGCTATTCGCTGGACGAGCAAATGCCCAGGGCGTTCCGTACCATGATATTGCTTTCTCGTCTGTGACGGGTAAACCAATTGGTGGCGTAAACGTTTATGTTTGCACTGCATCGGCGACTGGCGCTCCATGTTCGCCACAGGTAAACATTTATACCAATCAAGCATTAAGTCCGGCGAACCTGATTACACAACCTTTAAACGCTGATAACCTTGGGAATTTTTCTTTTTGGGCTGCGCCAGGTATTTACAAAGTTCAGGTTATTGGAACAGGTATTACAACCTATAGCTATTCTATAATTGACCCTGTTGATCTTACCAACTCATATAGTGGAACAGTTAATTTTACCGGCATTGTAAATATAACAACGCTTAATGTTAGCGGTGTACTTACCCTAGGCACCCTTGTATTACCGAATCTTGGCTCGATTCATTTTGCCGCTGGCTATAGCGGGGGCGATTGCGGGGCGAAGATAAATTCCGCTGATGCTGATTTGGGTGTGGTTGCCGGAGAAATTTGGGTTAATCAAGCGTGCGGCTTGGTTTGGACTACTCGCGTCTCTGTTTCAGCCAATCATACAGTTAGAATGATTCAGGCTGGTAATTACGTATTACCAACCGGAACGCCCTCAAGTCCGGCAATTACGCTGGCCGGAAACAATTCAAAGCTGATCTGTGGTGGATGGGACACGATCTTCAACTATACGACTCCGGCTTCTGACAGCGCACCGATGGTTTATGCAAACGC